GCGGTGCGCCGGTCTGGCCGTTTACGCCGGTTGAGCTTGCCATGGGCGCTATCCTCTTTTTCAGGGAGAACGACATTGCCGAAGGGCGGCGCAAGCTCGCGGGCTTCGTCGTCGGTCAGGGGGATGATTTCGCCAGCCGACCGCCAGCGCCCGGCGATTTCGCAGCCGGTTCGAACCTTGTAATTTTTCATGGGGCGTTCCTCAGTCCACCGCGAAGACGTGTTCCGAGCCTTCGACAATCGGCCACTTGCCCGATGAAGAACCGGACATGACATGTACAAGGTCGCCGATCCGGGCGACACGCTTGCCGCCGTCGCCGCCGAGCTGCACGTTCGGCGATTCAACAATCACCTTTGGCGACGTGACTTTCGCCTGTCCCGCTGATGCTTCAATGACGGTATCGCCGATCTTGATATGAAACGGCGTGTCACTGTTCTCGCGCGCGTTGTCGTCGCTATAGGTGGAAAAATCTATCTGGGCATCGGTCATTTCGCCGTTTTCGGAAACAACATCCACCTGTTCGCCGACGCTGTAGAGGACATCAACCTTGACGCCACCGGCAGCAAGCGTCCGCGCCTTGATCCAAGGTGTCAGATAGGGCTTTCCCGCCTGTTCGGACAGCTTCACGCGGTACTTGGATTTGTCGTCGCTGACTTCCGCAATCGTACCCTTGCGCCGCCGGTTGCGGTTCCGGCGCTCAAGTTCGGCCATCCGTACATAAAGGTCCGTGATCTGGTCCACCAAACTGGCCATCAGGGCGACCCCTCGTAAGGTGTGATCAACATGGCGTCGGCCTCGTCATAGATAAGACCGTAGCGCCGCATGGCCGTCTGCAATTCGTTGGCATCGCCTGAAAGCTGCGCTCGAATAAGGGCGATCTTTTCCGCCATGGACGGATCATTCGGAGCAAGATCACTTTCGCACTTCGCAACGAATTTGGCGAAAGGAGAGCCGGGATTGAGCGGTTGCCCGCACAACGGTTCGGCCACCATATTGGCAGTGATTTTCAGTTGGTGCGCAGCAAGCCGCACGCCGTTCGTATCGCCGCTGATGCGCGAGCGCGATGCGGATTGAAACGACGAACAGAGAGAGCGGAAGATTTCCGCCCATTCGTTCTCCGAGTCATTGAGAGCATCGCCGGTCTGACGAAGCGCCATATCAAGGTGAAACTCAAACGTCGCGTCGGTCGCGGGCATTCCGAGAATAACGCTTTCGTCCGTCTCGGTATCGGTGACGGCGTGCGCCGTGGTCACGCCAGCTTCAAAAACGATATCGAGTTGCCCCGGCGATGCCAGCGAGCGAAGCTCAAGGCCCTCTATCAATTTCGAGCCGTCCGTGTAGACGGAGATGAAAGGCTTATCTTTATCCGTCCGCAAGGAGCCATCGGCAGCGATATCAAGCACGCCGATTTCGCTGTCCAGCACGTTGGAACCGACAACCGTGTTTCCCTTGATCGCCTCCACGGCGCAGATGCGGGCAGCAAACCGGATGAAGGACATGGAGGAGGCTCCTAAATCTCTTTCAGGGCGACAGCGATAAGGTTGCTATGCCGGTCGCTGACAAAATCAACCGACCAAGCCGGTTCGCCAGCCCGGTCCATCGCGCGCACCCGGTCACCGGATTGAAGCACCGGGCCTTGGTATGTCGAGCGATCAATGAACAGAACGGCATCCGCCGCAGCGAAGCGAACGCGATGAGGGCCGCTGACGGCATTGCCTGCCGGTCGCGTTGTGTCGTCTTCCGTGTGAAGGGCCTCGCAGCGGATGACGATCTGCGGGCGGTCCGGGGCCGCCCTGCCGTTCGACATGAACGACAAGCGGACCGTTTCGCCAAAAGCGCCGCCAACCTTCCGGTCAACGGCGGCTTCCAGTTTTCGCCAGTCCACCATCTTACTGATGCAAGATGAGGTCGCCGGTCGCCGACGGATTGGCGGCGACGGCGGCGGCGTAACCGACCTTGGTATTTGCGCCAGCATTATCGGCGGTGGTCAGCTTGGTACCATCCCAATAAAGGACTGCGCCTTCGGCCCATGCCTGCGCGTTCGTCTTGGGCAGGGCGAAAATGCCCGAGCGGGAAATATTGACGCGCTGACCAGCCTTGGCGGAAAACTCCGCTACGCCGAACAGCTTGCCAACAAGAACGCCGTCGCCGGAATTGACATCGGCGGGCGCGGTGACTTCCACCGTGTCGGCGGGGCCTCGATAGTTTTTCATGGTGATCTTCCTTGCGATCAACGTGACGAAGAAAGGGAGAGCCGGGCGGCTCCCCCAACGAAGTCAGGCAGGCGGCTTACGCTTGGCCGGGGTTGTGATAGCCGAAGCGGAAATCGGTCGCACCGCAACCGAAGTCGTGTTCCACCGACATGCTGAAGCCGACGCGGACCGGCTTGACCAGCGTTACCCGCTCAATCGCGCTATCGCCAATGGCGTCGGCGATTTCACGCTGCGGGGGCCACAGCCGAACCTTGCCGGTCAGCGATGAAACGCCCTCCGGCAAATGGACGGTATGTTCAATCCAATCCGACAGCCGAAGTTTCGGCGGCGGCAACAGGCTGTCCCATACCGCTCGCCGCAATGTCGCCAGCGCCGTTGTCATCGTCCTCGTCACCAAGTTCGGTAAGCGCCGACCGGATTTCTTCACCGATCAGGTCCACATCGTAGGTCGTGAGATGCGGGAGCATCTGCCGACAGCGCGAAGGCACAGACAGAACGGCGTTGCGGATGCGTCGGCCTATCGAAACCCATTCGTTGCGCACGTCTGTCATCGAAATCAGTTCGCCGCGCATGGCTGCGTTTTTCATGGCCGTCTGGTCGGCCTGTTCGCGCGCCAGTCGGGCGCGTTCAGCAGTCAGAACATCCGCGCCGTCACCGCCACGACCGGCGGCAACACCACGCAAATGCTCACAGTAAAGCTGGATGGACTGGCGAAGATCGAAGCGATTCCGTTCTGTCTTCACCACGATTCCACGCTCTACGAAATCAGATACCGCCCGCTTCGAAACCTTCAGCAGTTCCGCCAGTTCGGACGCGGTGATTTCGATATCGAGCGAGGGCTTTTCCGGTTCGGCAGGTGCTGTTTCGTTAAGCAGCGGGAGGCTTTCGCCAGCTTCCGCATGTTTCTTGTGCGATTTGGCCGCGAAACTCGGGCTGACGTTGAACTTTGCCGCCGCTTCCCGAACCGTATGGCCCTCGTCCATGAAGGCCACAACCTGTTCACGCAACTCGTCAGGATAGCTCTTTGCCATCTGATTCCGATTCCACTGAAAGGGCGGTGGAACCCCCCTATAATTTTCTTCACAGAGCGAAATCCCGCAGTCGCCCACACCCGCTACTTGGCCTCTTTTGGGGGAGGACCCGACCGAGGGGGGTATGGGGCGGGTCAAGGGCGAGGGTCGGGGTGGCCAGTCAGGGGACCAGCTTGGCAAGGGCGGCTTCGACCCGCTCTTTCAGCAAGGGCGCTGCAATGCGCTGGAATGCTGCGGCTGTCGCACCGCTGGTCATTTCCTTCGGGATGAAGACCCCCGAGCGGGCGAAGGTGATCTTCGTGCCGGAGCGGTTGAGCCGGTAATAGGCATGGCCGTTAAACTGCGCCACCAGCTTACGGTCGGGGAACTGTCCACCACGCAGGAACGCGCCGGGATAGAGCATCGGCTTGCCGAATGGTCGCGCCACGACGCCGGCTTCGGTTTCCTTCGGGCGCAGATATTTAAGGCGAATGTTGCCGCCCCGCGTGGTCATGTCATAGACGAACCGGCCCGGCTTTGCGGTTGCCGGATTGCCGATGGCCTTTACGATGGTGGCGCGCGGCAATCCCGTCTGTTTCGTCAATTCGCGGATGACAACGGTTTTCGTCCTGTTGCCGACCTGATTGACGATGCGCGGCAGAACTGTCGGGAAGCGCCGTTTGAGTTCCGCTATACGGTCGCCGTACTCCGCAAGATTGCGGTCGGCCCATTTCATGGACAGAACAGCCATCGTCAGATTTTCCCGGAAGTTGCCTACACCCTATGCAAACGAAAAAGGCGACCGGGTTAGGGTCGCCTTTGCTCAAGTCCGCCGATGATATAGCTGTCGCACTGGCCTTGAATCGGTCTCTCTGGCGAGAGGGTCAAGACAGGGTCCGCCCCGGCTTACCAGCGTGGAGGTTTTGGAACCCCACTCGCCGGTCGAAACCGGCGCGCCTGCACAGGATCAGCAGATCATCCTGCGCTATGCATAGTCACAACTGTTCGAGCAATGCAAGAGGGGCTTCGATGGTCGAAACCTTGCCGAACACGTCCACCGCCACCACAGCGCCGGTAGCAACGCGCTCGCCGTCAACGGCCCGATCCTTGCGCAATTTCAGGATGTTGCCGCCGAAACTCGCGAAGGGGCCAAGCACGAAACGAACCTTATCGCCGCGCTTGAACTGTTCGCAGTGCTTCACGTCAGGCGCAGTCTCGTCATCGCCGAAAGCCTTGAAACGATTCATTTCCTCGTCTGATACACGATGAGGGTGAACCATCCCG